CGATTTCTCATCACGGTATAGGTTATAACGCTAGCGTTAAGCCCAGTGCATCAAGGAATCGTCATGCTCCCTGTGGTTCTCTCCACTCTTCAGTTGAAGAGGGAACTCCACAGGTCGCGACTAACGACCCCTCGACCGCTGCACTTGGATCATATCCAAGCCCAGTAGTTAAGGTTGTTGTTGGTAAGAAGAAGGCCAAATCAAAGGCACACACGGTTGACACCCGTGTATCTATATGTACAACTGCATTCCGCGCTTGCGTTGCAGCTGCTACATGTCGTGTAATTGACTTGACCAAAAGAGAGAGAAAGGATCGGACATTGGATTGGGTATCCAAAGTCTGTGCGACAATCGAGAAAATCGGTGTGCATTCCGGTCCGGAATACGTTGTTGCTTATTGCAAGAGCTTCGCCGCGGATGCGCGGGCAGCTTGGGTTCACAATAAAGCACCAACGCATCCGTTCTGGCGTGCGTCTCCTCCTAAGTTCAAGAACTCATGTTCGTCCTGGGGCCAGATGTCTTATCTGGCTAGATCTTTACCACCAGGGTCGAAACGTCACATGACGCGAGCGATACTCCAGCATAAAGCGGACTTGCTCAGCCTTCATGTGACTCCGGATCCGCATCTAGCGGGTCTGTCGGAGTTCTCGAAACGATGGGCGGAGAAGAACCTACCAAAAGGACCGGGGCTAGAGGATACACTGCATTCGATGGCTTCGAATTCAGCGACGTATCGTTGCTCCCAGTCCGATGGAGGGTTCTCACAGGATCTCTGCGATCTCTTGTCAACTACTCAAGTCGAAGTTTCGGCCGAGAAGTACGACGAACTCCCTGAGTGGCATGCCATTCTCGGTCAGATTAGGATCATTGGATCCGCTCTGTCCGAAGAGTGGCCTCGCTACCCAAAGGGACGTGTCGTACCCCTCCCTGAGAAAGGGCACAAGGTCCGAGTGGTGACTGCTTCGCAGCGTCACGCACTCATCCTTGGGCATCTCGCTCGGGTCCGGCTGATGTCTGGGCTACGAAAGTGGCCTAAGACAGCTTCTGTTTTGAGAGGTGAGCAAGAGCAAGTGCCTTCCGAAATCATCGGTGTGGCAGGCAAGGTTGTGTCCTCTGACTTGAGGGCCGCCTCAGATCTCATTCCCCTCGACGTTGCATCAGCAATTGTCGATGGGCTTGAACAATCTGGGCGGTTCCTCGGGGCTGAGCTCCAGGGACTCCGTTTATGTACGGGTCCTCAGGAACTCACCTGGCCAGATGGCACCACTGCTGTGACTAGACGCGGGTTA